AATGGTGGCCGATATATATATCAAACCGACCAGAACAGCAGAGTTCATTATAGTACAATTCACAGCCACCCGCACGGATGCTAACTTTTTGGAAATGGTGTAATTAAATATTTGTCAATGTTAATAACGGAGAATGTTGGATTATACATTCTCCGTTATTTTTTTACATATATCTAAAAATCTGGTTATATGAACATTGTTTTTCAATTTATTAACTTCCCATAATGATAAGCATACGTTACCTTCAGTATATCCTATACCACTATCCAACCTATCAATAGACATCATAGAATTAGTTCCTAGGTCGTATGTCATATTCTCATTAGTGTAGAAACATTTACCATTTTGAGCTTTCCAGAGAGTTAATATATATTTTTTTGAGATAGTAAATTCTATGTTTTTACGCGTTGCTCTAGTTTTAGCGGATGAAAAAATTAGACCTATTTTTTTATCTAGCGTGTCTATCATTCTAGTTGACTGTTTGTGACAAACATCACACTTTCTAAATCTATTTTTATTAGCTCCCCTAGAACAGGTTATGTTGTTTATTCTTCTATAATTTTCTTTAGTTAGCTTACACCCACATTCAGAGCAGTGTAAGTCAAAAACCTCATTCCACTGTATGTTATTATACCTATCCAACAGCTTAGGATATTTTTTTATTGATTTTAAAAAAGTCGATACATGAAGATTTCCTAACATAGTAGCGTGTTCTAGCGACTGTGCCTGTTTGGATTCTATGATATCTAACGTGTCTATTATTTTATCATAGGTTTCGGATAATTGTATTTGTATGATAACATCGCGTTTTTTTCTGATTCCTAATTTTTTAGCAGTATGTATCAATATACCATGACTACAATCATTATCTAATAGTTTTAATAAATCGCGATTTGGTATTTTGCCGTAGTTGTCTTTTATTTTTGCCAAGTCGTTTTCACTTAAGTTATATTTTATACCCATGTTACTATTTAGTGAACTAGCCGCAGTAAAGCAAGGGGTCTATTTCTGCTCCCCCTTTTTTGTTGTGTTATATCGTTATCTGGAGAATATCACATATGGTCCCTGTAGGAAGGACCGTAGAATATCGCCCAACTCATGAGAGTTTTCCAAGTCTCCATTGACAGTGGAGTACACGATTTTTATAATACCCAAGCGAGCGTTTATAGATACTCCCTGAAAGTAATAATTATTCCATACGACGTGGTGATAAAACCCGTATTTTTTGGCGATTTCTTTAAACTCAGGATCGTCCCACATTTGGGGGTCTTTTCTAGGGCTAAATGATTTTGTCGGAGTCTTTATACAATTCCTGACGCTGGTATCGGTAATCAACCAATACACCCCACCGTATAGGTCGTAGTTATCATCTCCTTCATTTAGGTCGTAGCTGTAATATATATGGACGTTGTTTCTATCTTTTGAAGAGACTATGCCCAACGCTTCGTTTTTCAGATTATCCATCGCGTATATCTCTTGTCTTATTTGATCCTCCGTGTCAGTTACTTTAGCCAACCCTTCCGTAGTATGGGGGTCGGAGTAGACGTTGTTTGCCAGTTTGAATCCGGTTTTATTTTTAACCTTGCTGTTGAAGTTGTCTAAAACCCATTTTTTACAGAAATTGGTAAACTCCAGCATCGCCGCTCCATATGGTTTCGCCACACCATACCCAAGCTCACCCTCCATGTTGCGTAATGGTTTCAAGGTTATTCTGGATACTGGTTTTCGTAGATCCACTTTACCGTTCGGCCTTACTTCGGAAGAAGGTATTAGGTATGCCACCAATGTTCCCTCATTGACTTCCGCTGGTAGGGTACAGGAGTTGTTCCCTTCTTTCCGGTATTTTAAATCAACACATGATGTCCATGATCGTCCGGTTGACATACCATATATGTCGTATGGGTGTCGGGATATTACAATGCTGGTTTTATTGTTTTGAACATGGCGTATGGGGTCGGTTTTGAATAAATTGGTGTACTTTGGACGATCTTTGGATTCTTCGTTTCTTCCCATGATAGAAACCGTAGGTTGTTTTAGTTTTTCAAGAATACGCCCTATTTTATACACGTTTTTATCTCCGGACTTTTTACATATGCCGTCAATATAAGCTTTTACATTAGGAATATCATACCCATGCTGCTCTATGAAATCGGAGATTTGATTATACGCGCTGGTCATATCCGACACCACATTGGAGAACGCGGTTTCAAAATCAAAGTTGAAATCGTATACTAGACGGTCCTTGTTTCCAAACACTTCGTTTATTTCCGGTATTTTATAAGCATTACTCTTGGTACGGGTCATTTGTTTCTCTTTGGCCAAGTTTAGATCTATCGCTTCTTGGAAAAAATTTGTGAACGGCTCCATGGATACTATTTAACGGTTTTTATATCATCTTCACTAAATAAAGATATGCCAGTCGATATCAACAGCTTTTTCAATGTAGCATCCCAGAAGCAATTTTCAAGAGACTTCTTCATGCGTATCAAACAAATCACCGTTCCGGGGATGTCTCTTAACGGAGAAACAGACTTAGTGTTCGCCAGAACTGCTAAACTACCGGGGCGGGATATTGAGGATAAGACCGTAAATTATTCCGGTCAAGTCTTCCATGTGAATGGTAGAGCAGTGTACCCCGGATCAGAATCATATAGCATCGAGTTTTATATGGATCAGGAGTTGGATTTACGCACCAAGCTTGAGAAAGCTTCTAGGTTGGCCTTTAATAACGAAACCACGACAGGTAACATGTGTATGCCCGGACCAGAAAGCGTAATGGTAGTCGATGTTCTGGCACTTCCATGTGGAATTGGCAACCAAGCAGGTACAGGATTCCAAGTGGTCAAGGAGATCAAGTTCGTAGGGGTTTCCATTAGATCCATTGGAGAAGTAGAGTACGCTATTGCCGATGGTACAGGTGAAATCAAGACCCTAAACGCGACGTTCTCCTATCACTGGTACGAAGATTTTAGCTAATTTCATCCCCTCTCTCTTAATCCGGTTGTCGAAAGATGACCGGATTTTTGTATTATATAACAGAGGCTCTAAATATTTGTGTGTCAGTGAGTATCGATGAGTTCTTTTCGGCGTTTTCCCAAGATAATAGGTTTTTCCTACATTTACCTGTTTTATGGGGTGTAACCATTGATGGCGTAACAGAAGACGCAATCAATTCCGTGCTACAAGACGCTGGCGAAAAGTGGAATGCGAAAACAAACCCGTCCAATTATACTAAAAGTGGTAATATTCTAGTGGCGCAAGAGGTATCCATACCTAATGAGACCTCCGAGTTTACTACCTTGGAGTCAGGGTCGGGAATGGGTGGATTTTTTCCGGGGTACGGACTGAATGCCCGCTCCAATTTTTTAAATCGTAGTACGGCGGTAAACTTCTTACAAACAGAGGATGATATTATTCATAACTTCTTCCGTCCATGGATGATTGCTATTGGTATAAAAGGGCTGGTAGAGTACGGTACCACGCTGAAATCCACGATGACAGTCAGGCAATATAAGAACAGTGGAGAGTTTGTGAGAGGGTTTAGGTTTCGTAAGGCGTTCCCAACCGCAGTTGAACCGTTTACTCTGAATTATGACAACACAGACTTTAAGATACAGTCTGTTACGTTTGCGTGTACCAACTACGAGCAGTTATGAATACTATTACATTTGGTAAGTTGAGGGAACTTACAATTGCGAATAATAAGAAGCAGACCAACACGCTGATTGATTATTTCAACACTTTCCCGGGAGATAACACGTTTGAGAAGTTTAAGTCCATCTTAACATGTTGGGAGAATGACGTCTCGTATACTATAACACTTAATATCAATGATATACCTACAAAGATATCTCTAGCTTATATATTATCTGAATTACCACCAACACTTAATAATGAAATTGTAATACAGAACACAGACATGAAATTAGTACTTGACATTCCCAAAGAGTATGCTAGTACTAATGATATAATTCCTATTTACGATATTATAAAGTATATAAACATATATGGTGTTTCTATAAATCTGACAAATCTATCTTTATATGAAAAAAGTACTATTATCAATAATTTACCCGCGTACTCATATAATCTTATAATGAATAGTATATTAAACGACGCGACAAAGGTGGTTTCATTCAACAACCCTATCTTATCCACCTGTAAGTTTAACTTTTTGACGAATAATCCATACTTGTTTCTAAAGGGGCTGTTCTCCAATTATTCCGAAGACTATTTCAGGGACAATATCTACTTATTATCCAAAAAGATCGACGGGCAGTTATTATTGGATAGTACCATACAGGATGTGGAGTATTACATCAACAAGTCTATCGAGGAAATGAACGCGGCTAGTTGACAAACACCAATCGTGTGCTTAAATACTGGGCATGGACGACAATGTTAAGACCCTCTTGGACAAGATTCAAGAACTAAAAACCCCTCTGGTATCGGTATATGTGAATCCTGCCAAACCTGCGATTGACTGTACCCCTCTATCGTTTAAACAACAGAAGGATCTTATCTCCACCGTGGCGGATGGGGTTGTGGGGTCTTTAAAGTTCCAAAAGATTCTGAATGGGGTTATCATGGAAAATACCGCGCTGGAAGATTTAAAAACCACGGACAGGCTACCCATTATACTACAACTGAGGGCTAATGCGATTGGGGATCAAATCAGGGTTGGTGGGGAGAAAGGAAAGCTGTCACCTATTTTGAAAAAGATTAAGAAGTTTAAGGTGGTCCAGTCGAAAACCATCACCGGAGACCTGACAGTGGAAGTGGAAGTTCCTACTCTAGCATCAGAGAACAGGATTATACAGGCTACGATTGATTTACTTAAAAAAGATGGAGAAGCGGAAGTTGGGAAAAACATCGGCAATGTATATACCCATGAGATCGTGAAATACATCAGATCTATTAAGTTCGGAGAACAGGAATTGGTTTTCTTGGATATTCCAGTGAGTGACAGGGCCAAAATCGTGGACAATCTGCCAATATCCATCAATAAACAGATCATCGAGTTTATTCAGGATATTAAAAAAGCGGAAACCGATTTGCTTACCATCGAGCTTAACGGAGAAACCAAAGTTCTGGAAATTGATGTAGGTTTCTTCGATTCTTAATGATCGGTTAAATATTATTTGTGGATGATAAACTCATACAAATAGTAGGCGAGCTTTTAGGGCTATTAGACCAGCTTGTAGAAGAAAAGGGCGTACCCAAGGATAAAGCCCTTGCCGATAAGAACATTGTTGGTACCTCTATTGGAAGTAAGAAACTTCCCACCAAGCTACCTCCAAACGCCAAACGTCTTCTAGAAGAAACGTTTACGTTATTCAATAAGATGTTCTTCGATTATCAGAAGAAGATGGCTCCTGACACCAAGGATAAAACACTAGTATCTAATGTAGCCAAGACTACCACCCCTCCTTCCTTATCATCCAAGGACAAAGAAGGAAAAGAACAAGCAGGGGGATTTTGGAGCGGAATAGGTAAACTTTTTATGGGAGTTGGTACAGCAGCGTTGGCAGCATTGATAGGTGGACTAATGGATAATGGTCCGTTTAAAGGGGTGGCTAAAATATTCGCCAAGGTAGGGGTTGGGTTATTCGCTAAAATGTCGGTGAAGCTTCTTAAGTACTTCGGTATTGCGGCGAAGAGAATCCCGTTTTTAGGGTCAATTGTATCTCTTGGGTTTGCGTGGGATCGTTATCAGAACAATGATAATATAGGCGCGATAATTGATGTGCTTAGTGCGGTGGCCAATTTAATCCCTCCTCCAGTGGGAACCATCTTATCATTAGGATTGGATGTGTTAAACGCGTTTCTTGATTACAAGTCTGGTCAATCTGAAGGAACCCCTCAACAAGCCAAGAAGATGGATATCCTTAAGGACATGACATCTTCTATTGGGGGATGGTTGTGGGATCGTAGAACATATATCCCGGTACTGAGTTCCATCAACAGGTTCATGCTAGCTTGGACGGATCTAAAAGCAGGAAAAATCGCCTCCGGTCTTGGACACTTTGGAAAAGGGGTTTTAAGCTTGTTTACCGGAGTTGACGTGGATGTATTCTCTACTGGACTGGCGGCTTTGCTAGGTATGGTTGAAAGTACTAAAGCAGAACCAACAGACGTATCTGCCAGTTCGGTCATACCGGATGGTATGATGTCCGCTATCGGGTCATGGTTATGGAGTAAACGTCAATACATACCAATTTTAAGTTCGGTCAATAGGTTCATGATGGCATGGGATGATATTAAAGCGGGAAACATCATGGATGGACTAGGAAACATCGGTATAGGTCTTCTTAGCTTCTTAACCAGAGGGGACGCCAAAATGGTTCTTGAAGGAATGGGAGCGTTCATGGGAATGATTGGCGGTACCAAGGAAACCGTTCAAAAACCCGTCGCTAATTCGTCCATGTTGGAAGATATGGCGGTTTGGATGGGTAAGAAGATTTCAGAACTTGTTGGCTGGATAAAGGATCTGGTATGGAACCGTTTGAAAGCTTTAACTGGTGATCTGGCAAACATGGTTAGTTCCACATGGACGGGCGATAATGTTAAACAGATGGTTGATGTGGTTGGTAACAAGGCCAAAGAAGCGGCGAAAGTCACTTCTGCTTACATGGGCGATATGTGGAACTCCTTCTCCACTGGATCTAAGGTGTTGGCGGATAAGTCCAGCGAAATGATGAAGCAAGTCCACAAGACAGTCGCTTCTGCCGAAGCAGGGATCAAGGAATCCGCTAAAGGAGCTATAGCGGGGGCGTATGTGAGATTGGCAGAGGATAAACAGGCATTGGTTTCCAAGACTCCTCCTGTTACATTGGTTATGCCTGACCGGGGAGAAACCACGGACAATCTGGCGAACTTATATAAATCTTCCATAGAACAGATACGGTTACTTGGATTATTGGTCGGAGTCGGCAATAGTTCGTTGTCGGAGTTACGCCGAATCGCTGGTATAAGCGGGGGCGGAGGAGGAGGTATAGCACCTCCTCAAGCATCCAATAAGTCACCTCTCGTCCAAGTAGCTACCAATAGGGAAGGGTTTGCTGACAGTCCTTATGTCATCGCCTAAATAATGATATGGATGATATA